GTTCCTTTAAACTTGAGCAAGCCCGAGTCCACCTCGGGCTCCAAGCCGCAAGGTATAGCTGGTTCGAAGAAGCCAAAAGCTTCTGCGCCAAAGCCCGTGAAGTCGGACGTTCGACCGTCAACTTCCACGGCGGCAAGCGCAATAAAGAATCAGCCAAATGGCTCCGCTACAAAGCCAAAACGCCGACGCAACAGGACGAAGAATACTTCTGGCCCGAGCGTGGCGCTGGCGGCGAAGCCGATTCCTTCAAGCTCCAAATAGACGCCCACAGTACGGAGCGTCTCATCCCGCCCTCCGATGTAAGAGAGGCTGCAACGCTCAAGGTGCTTGAGCGGTATAAACAATTTAGCATCCCGTCCGAAGCTTTTGTAGACGGTCTTAAAAATATAAGCAAACATATAAAAGAGTGTATAAGCTACTTAGATCCGGATTCGTCTCCGGGAGTACCACTCAAAGCCTATGGCACAAGCAACAGCGAGGTCCTCGAGACCTTTGGTGTTGAGCGACTTATTACCCTAGTTTATTCTAGGCTTTTGTTGCTCCTCCATACGCCGCTTGATGTGCTAAAGGCTATGAGCGCGGAACAGCTCGTCCAAGGTGGATACTGTGACCCAGTCAGAGTGTTCATTAAGAACGAGCCTACTAAGGGCAAGAAGGTAGTTACGAAGCGGTGGAGATTGATTCATTCAGTTTCCATTGTGGACAAACTCATTGAGTTAGTTCTCTTCAGAAGTCTCATGAAAATTGAGATTAAGAATTGGAGAACGATTCCCAGCAAGCCTGGCATCGGTTTTGAACCCGTTGATAATGAGCTAGTCTACAACACAGTCAAAGCTATGGAGCGTCCGTGTGAATCGGATGTTTCAGGTTGGGACTTTAGTGTCGCTGGATGGCAGATTTTGGATGATGGCGAAGACATGGTGAAGCTGTGTGGAAATCCTGTTGAAGAATGGGTGACCCTGGCTAGAGCCAAAGTTTTCATTGAAACGAGGGCTGTTTATCAGCTTTCGGATGGGCGAATGATTGCCACCAATTACGACGGAATAGTACACTCTGGTAAGCAGCGTACGTCGTCCTCAAATTCTCGTATGCGAGTTAAACTCGCGTACATGGCTGGAGCTGAGGACGCTATAGCAGCTGGAGATGATTGTATAGAGAGCTACTCTCCTGGAGCCCGCGAGTTCTATGAGCTCGCAGGCTTTAAGATGAAGGGCTATACTGAGGTGAGCACCTCTTTTGAGTTCTGCTCCCATAAGTATATGGCCAATGGTTCTCATGCTGTCAATGACAGAAAGATGATCTTTCATGTCCTCCATGCTCCTGTTACCACTTACCGAGACCTCCAATCGTATATCCACGCATTCTACCAAGAACTGGGTACACACCCAGACTACCCCTCGATCCTTTTGGATTTGATGGAGGCAGGTCTGTTTGAGCTGGAGGGAGCTCAAAATTTATATGTCGAATAAAGCTCAAACCCTAAAAGGACTCAAGCACAAAGTTAAAGTGCTTGAAAAGGCTGTTACCAAACAGCCTGTCGCGCCCCAACCTTCTCGTCGTCAAAGACGTTCCCGTAAGGCGCGCACCAACCAAGTACAAACTGGCTCTATGCCAGCTGTACCTAGAAACCTTGGAATGACTTCGCGAATGGCGCCTTATGCGTCTATCGCGAGGAATGCTGACAAGCTTACCCCAG